TCATGCCTTCCATCCGCGCGCAGAAGCTGTCGCGGCGGGGGCCGCCCTCAGGCTGCGGGGCCTTGAGGCCCGGCTTGCCCGGGTTGGCCTTGTTGTAGCTGGCCCGACCCTTGGCGTTAAGACCACCGGCCTCGCTCTTGCCTTCCTTGCGGGTCCAAGCAGGTGTCTTGGCCATTACGCAACTGCCCCTTTGATGACGACGAAGTTGACCACGACCGCCTCGGAGTAGTCCACATTGGGCACATGGTTGCGCAGTGCGAGCGTGAACGACCCGTCGGCCACGGCATCCACGTCGAGCTCGTAGACCCCCAACGTCGCGCCCGAGTGGACGCAGGCGACGACGACGTCGTCCTGCCCCACCAGACTGTTGTTGACCACGAAGTTGACCGACGTGTCACGCGCGAGCTGTGCGTTGTGCATGGTGATCCGGCCGCTCAGCTTGTTGAGCGTGACTGGCGTGGACTTGCTGGTGATCTGCGTGACCGTACCGCCTGCGCCAGTGGCATACCCGAGCGAGGCGGTCGCCGACACAGTCGTGCCGCGCACCGGCGCGGCTACGACCGCACCGATCGTGGTGCCGTCGATGGCGCCGCTGTCAATGTCGACCTTGGAGATGTTGACCTCGCCCGTGCCTTTGGGCGTGATGCTGATGTCGATGTTTGTATCGTCGCCCTCGGCGGAGATGCTGGAGCTCTCGAGCCCCAAGCCGCTGCCGCCGTTCACTGTGCGAAACGCCTGCGACTCGATGAGTGTAATCCCGGTGAAACTCCCGGAGAACTGCACATCGGTGATGGTCCCGCCGGTGATGTCGACGGCATCCGCATCCTGCTCGGCCATGGTGCCGAGGCCAAGTGCGGTGCGCGCCTGCGGGGCGTCGGAGAACTCGACCTTGGGGATGACGACCGAACCTGCGCCGTCGGGCGCCAGCTCGAGGTCGCCGTCAATATCTGTGGTGCTGATGACGTTACCGTCGATCCGGACGTTGTCGACCTCGACACTATCTGTCCCGACCTTGAGCGCGGTAGCAGTACCGGTACCGCTGTAGATAGTCTTGGGCGTAGCCTCCGGCCCGCCGTCGACATGCAGCAGCTGCGGGAAAGTGTCCTTGACTTTGGTATTCGTCAGGTTGGTCGGCATGGCGCACCTCTATGTGTAGTGGGGGCCATAGGGCCCCCACCTAGCTTATCAGGTCACGTTGGGGATGACGCCGAGATCGGCACCCATGTTGACCACGGCGAGCGACACCTTGATGCGAGCGGCGTTGATGTCGGCGGAGTTGATCGTCATCAGGACGTTGGTGCTCACCGCGCAGTAGTACGCGGTAGCGTCCGCGTACCCGACGGTGGTGCCGACGGCGGCGTTCAGGTCGAACCCGTCGACCCAGAAGTCGACAGTGCCGCCGCCGATGCCGATGTCGACGTTACCTGCGGCGCCCTCAGCCCGTACGAGCGTGGCGACGCCGGACAGCACGAAGGCCCCTTTGGGCAGGACACCGATGACCAGTGTGTCGGTCGCGGCCAGCGCGGCCGCACCAGCCGCGGAACGCGCCGCCGCGATCTTGGCGAAGTCGATGTCGATCTCGAGCACGCTGACGCGGTCGGTGTAGTTGGCCGCGAAGCCGGGCGAGTTCTTGTAGAACCCGAGGGAGTCAGTGTAGGCAACCATGTCGGGTTCTCCTTATGCGAACTGGACGACGGACTGCAGCAGGGCTTCAGGCTTCACAACCTTGTAGCCGTAGACTTGCAGGCCGCGGATGATGTTGCCGAAGGTGGACTGCGCACGGAGCGTCTCCATCTCGGTCATCTGCGAGGCGAAGGTGAAGCCCATCTTGTGCCCCGCGATCAGCGAGGTCTTGCCGGACGCCACGTTCAGGTTGTGCGACACGTAGATCGTGAAGCGGTCGATCATGCCGAGTCGGCCGTTGCGCAGCGGGGTCATGCTGTCGCCGGTCAGCGAGGCGTCCTTGAGCTCGGACTTCTTGATGAGGCCAGCCATGCGGGCCGGGATCACGAGGAAGCGATCCGACTCGGGCACGTTCGCCTCGTCCAGCACGGTGCCCATGTCGACGATCAGATCAACCACCGGGGTGGTGGTCGAGGCGCCGTCCTTGGTCACAGTCAGCGGAGCCGCTGTCGTGCCGAGGTTGAACGCAGCCGACTTGGCGCCAGCAGTTGCGCCCTTGTTCCGGGCGTCGATGTCCGGCAGCATGTCGGTCAGCACGCGCTGGTCGATCTTGATCTTCATCTGCTCGGAGGCGTCTTTCGACCACATGTCCATCAGCTTGACGTCGGACTGGACGCGGTCGATGTCGTCTTCGACGCAGGAGAAGTACTCGCCTTTGTCGATCAACAGCTGCAGCTTCGGCGCATCCGGGCTCTCGACGACAAGGTTCTGGCCCTTGACGTACTCACGGATGGTGATGTTGGGCTGGGTACGGATGTTGACCGTATCGCCCATGCGGCGGATCTCGCCTTCGTAGTCGGTGTTCGAGATCGCCGACAGCACGGTGGCGTCGTAGAAGTTCTCGATCAGTTTGCCAGACCAGATCTCGGGGATGAAGGACCCCGAGTAATTGGGCCGGCCGGGGGCGACGGGGTAGACCATGGTGTGTCCTCTCACTTAGACAGCTAGGTGATGCGACCCTCGCCTTGCGCGGCGAAGATATCGCGTTCTGTTCGGTCACGCTCCTGCTCGCGGCCCTTGTACAGCCCTTTGCGGACGTCGTCAAAAAACTTTGCGACCTCCGCCCGAGTGTAGCCCTTGGCCTCAGTACCGGTGGGGGTACTGGACGACGCACGGCTACGCCCCGGGGCGAGCTGCTTTTCGAGCTGCGTTGCAGCGGTGCTCCGAGTTTGCTGAGCAGCAGAATTGCCATTCATCGACTGCCACATCCTGAAGAACCCCGCCACGCGGCGGGCGTCGAGCCGGTTCTGGGCGTCTGCGAGGAAGCTCTGCCGGGGCATGCCCGACAGCGGATCGACCTCGAGGAGCCAGCTGTGGAACCCCTGATCGGCGTTGATGTCTCGCCATTCGGGCACTACAGCCGTGAGCTCATTCCAGAATACTTGCTCAGCACTGACCGCCTGTTGGTGGACCACGCTCTCAACCTTGGGCACGACGCTGGTCTGGAGCTGGGTCAGCTGGCGCCGCAGCGCTTCGATCTCCGCCCGCTGCCCCAGCACTTCTTCGCGTGCCGCGCGCCGCATGACGTCAATCGAGTCCCCGTACTCCTCCACGTCCTTGTCCGTGATGAGGCGTTCCGCCTTGGCAGGTTGCGCATCGGACTGCGTACCCGCAGCCATCGAGGCAAGCAGCTGCTCGAGCTGCCCAAGACGCTGCGCCAGCTGGGCGTTCTCGCCCCGCAGGCGGCCCGTGTCAGCGTTGTACATCCCCTGCAGGGTGCGGTAACGCTGTTCGGCGGTCTGGTCTTCTTTCGTGGTGCCGGGCCGTCCTTGCTCGTCGGACGCCGGCGCAGTTGCATCGCCACCGACACCGTTGGCCTGCGCAGCCTGCACGCCCTCATCCCCCGCCTCGGACAGTTCCGTTGCGGTCGGGTTAAGGTCTTCGTACAGCCTCGCCACAGCCTCGGACTGTTTGCGGATCTGCTCGGGAATAGCCATTGTAGACGCTCCTCTCGGGTGTGCGTGATGGATCAGCTGCCCCTACGGGGCTTTGCCGCTAAGTCAGGGGACTCGCTGACGAGCTTGTACAGCTCGCCCAGAACCTGACACCGCCCCTGCGCAAGTGTCACGTTCTGCCCCACGCTGGGCAGCCTGTCGAGCTCAGACATCCGCCACTCTCCCAGCCACTCCTTGAGGACCGGGTATTGGAGGACGCTGTTGGCCAGCGCGTGGATTACTTCCGGGGTTGGCTGCTTCATTGCGGCCCCCCGTTAATCAGGTTGGTGCCGCCCGCGGGGGCGCCTGCCAGATCGGTGTTCTGCATCGCGGGCTGCCCGCCGCCCGGGGCAGGCATCTGCTGCGCTGCCGCGCTCTGCGACCGCTCCAGCATGGAGAGCTTGTCGCGCGATGGGACGATGTCGTCGACCGGCATCTGCAGCCCCTTGGCGACCTCACGCAGCAGTGCCGCGCGGCCAGTGGGGCCGATGATGTTGATGTCGAACTCGTTGGCGGTGGCGTTGAGGAACTCCACGCGGCGGACGTTGACCGTCTCCTTGACCGCAAGGTTGACCGCGCCCTTGGCCACGACCTGCGCGTCGCCCTTGATGGACTCGTCGGGGTCATAGCGCATGTTGTACACAAACTGCCGCTGCACGATGGTCTTGAGCACGTCGTTGTCGATGTGCATCACCACCTGCCGAATACCCTTGCCCGCGGACCCCATGAGCATGGACAGCCCGGAGGCCGTGCGCCCTGCCCCTTGGACATTGGTGTCGCCGTAGATGTAGGCCGGGATGCCGCTGTGGTCGTCCGCCAGCCGCGAGAAGCGGTCGTAGACACCGACCAGCGTGTTGGCGTTGTCCGTAGGCTGGTTGAACCGGACGGCCGGAGCGCTCGACCCCAGCGGGTCGTTGAGCACTTGCCAGATCTTCCACGGGTGCAGCTGGGTGATGTCCTCGTTGGGCGGGATACGCTCAAGGTTGACCTCGACCTGCGGGCCCGAAGCGATCGCCATGTTGTTGACCAGCGCTCGGGCCGCTGCGTTGCAGATGTCCTGCAGATCCTCGATGATCTCCGGGATGCCCTTGCCCCAGAAGGCCCCGGGCTGCTTGATGAAGCTGGTCTTGGCGTAGGGCTTCTCGCCCAGCGGGTCGTAGTTGAGCACCGCCTTGATGACGTAGTTGCCCACAACCCAGATGTTCGCGTCGTACTCGCGGTCCGGGTCAGGCACCTCGTCGTCGGTGAGCCCCCACTCCCGCAGCATCCGGCCGCTGATCTTGCCCCAGAACTCGAGCGTGTCGAAGATCGCCGTCGGGCGCAGCTCGGTATGGAACTTGCGCTCCTCCTCCTCGCGGGAGTCCTTCTGCCACTCCTGCACCCAAGACTGTGCGTTCCCGATCTCTAGCACCTTGCGGATGGCGGCGTCGTCATACCCCGGCACACCGATCAGGTCCGCCAGCTGCGAGCGCGTCATCTCGTGGTACTCGAACAGATACCCGTCGTTGATGCGTGTGATCCCCGGTTCTGGGTAGACGTTGAACGGGCTGACCCGCTCAAACTCGGGAGCGATGCGCTCCCCGGCCACGAGGGCCTTGCCATCCCAGCGCAAGTGGCGCTGCCGGCGCACGATCGGCCCCTTGATAAAAGCCGCCGGGAACGTCACGAGGTCCGTCACGAACTCGTTGAAGGCATCGGCCCAGCCGCCTTGGGCGAACTGATCCTCGATCTTGGTCTTCATCCGCTCGACCCGGTTCTGCGCCGCCTGCAGAATCTTGAACCTGAACTCCTGCGCCACGACCTCCTTGAGCTCGGCCAGCTGCGACTTGTTCGGCGCCTGCCCGGACCCCTGCAGGATCTCCATGACGCGCTCGGCGAAGGCCAGCTGCAGCTCCTCGGACTCCCGCGGCGACAGATCCGGGATGGGCGTCGGCTGCAGGTCCCAAGGGGGTGTGCCGCTGTCAAGCAGGATATCCCGCAGCCAGCTCTCGGCCGCGCGGCACTTGACTTCGGTAATCATCATGAAGACTTCGGAGCCGCCTTGGCTCTTGATGGCCTGCATCTTGTCGGCGTCGTACTCGCCGTTGCGCTGCCGCATGGCCTTGAGCATGATGTCGGTAATGGGGTCACGCGATATGCGCGCGGCGTCCCAGCACTGCCTGAGGTACGCCGTGATCCCCAACATGACCGGTGCGTTCTGTCGCGCCGCGAGCTCACGCTCCAGCTGCTCTCGTTCCTGCTGGACGAGCTCGCCATTACCGACCACGCGAAGGAGCGTCAGACCTGCCATATTTCACCTCTGTGCAAGATATACACGCCTGACAGTGGCAAGTCAAACCACGGTATCAGGGATGAAAACGCCCCGCCGCGGGTGGGACGCAGCGGGGCAAGTCGAGCAGGCAATGGCATGGGGAGGCAAGCCACTGACAGCATGTGGGTATCACACCCACCCACGAGCGTCAACTCGCTTGATCTCGCGCCGTTGGTGCATCAGCGCGCCGCTGTCTAGGCTGCCGATGTGGAGGCACAGGTAGCTGATGGCGTCGCCGATGTGGCTGTGCTTGCCAGCATCGCCGCCCTTCTCCAGCCCCTCGCCGTTCTTCTTGAACCGGTACCCGCCCATCATGGCGGCCTTGAGTCGCGTGCAGCGTGGGTCCACGAGAAACGCCGGGTCCCCGTCGACCTGCCGCATGAGGTAGTCGTCCACGGCTGCGATGCGGGCCGTGATGCTGTTGGTCCGTGCGGGCATGACCCGGAACCCCTCGGCCTTGATGATGTCGACCGCACTGCGCTCATCCGTCTGCGCCCGCTGGACCCCGGCGGGGTCGACCACCACGATGACCGGCGCCCCGGAGAACCTCTCGAACAGCAGGGGTTTGAGGACCGTACGCACGAACCGCTGGATGCCCATGTCGAAGCTGACCGCCTCGGCCATGACCAGCGCCCGCCCGCGGGGGTCCTGCTGCCCGATCACTGCGGCAGGTGTGAGCCCGAGGTCCATGCCCACAATGACAGGACGAGTGCCATTGCTGAAAGGTCGGAGAGGGCCACGGGACATGTGGTAATCAGGGCGGAAGTATTTGAACACCGGGGTGCCGGCAAGCGAGAGTCCGTACTCGCCGTCAATGAAGACCCGGATGTACTCCTCCGAGCGGCCTTGGGTATCATAGTATCCCTCCGGTAGGTTCTCGATGTTCTCGGCATAGGGGCTCCTCCCTGACGGCTGCTTGAAGACGTCCCATCCATTGTCGTTCGGGCTGGCCCCGTCCTTGGGGTCGAGCTGCTCCATCTGGTAGTACCACCACGTATCCATGGTGGGCGGGTTGGTATCGGCCCACATACCGTGCCATGTGGCCTTCCCGTCCTTGGCAGACGGGAATCGCCCGATCCGCTTGGACATGGCATCCACGATGTCGGGGTGAATGTCCCGGCACTCGTTGAACCACGCGAAGGTAAGCTCCAGCGAGTTCAGGTTGGCGACGTCATCCGCGTCGTCCAGCGCACGGAACATGATCTCGCACTCGACGTCACCTACCTTGAAGAAGTAGGTCTTGGTGGTACGCATGAAGTGCCCGCAGACGCCGGGCGGGAACCAGTCGAGGAAGGTCTTGATCGTGGTGTCCGACAGCTGGCGGACAGTCTCGCGCACCACGGCGCAGCGGGTCTTCCGGATGCCTTGGGCGTTGGGGGCCTGCTGACTGGCGCGACGGATGATCTCGAAACAGCACGCCACGCTCTTGCCCGAGCCGACCGGGCCCATGATGACCCGCATCTTCTTGTCGGACTGCATGAACCGGGCCACGGTGGGCGTCGGTGTGTAGGAGATGTCAAGCGCCATAGACCACCACCACGTACAGAGGGTTACCGGGCTTGGATCTGGAGAAGCGCGAGGCGCTGTAGGAGGCGCCGGAGGCCCTGAGTGTGGCGAGGAACGCCTGTGCGGCGAGAAGGCTGTGGAACTTGTGCGTCTCAAAAGTCCGTGACGACATCGGCATCCTCCACAGGGGGGTCGATGGCCTTGGCCGTCACGTCCAGCGTCTGGCCGCCCAGATTGATGGTGATCGTGACTCCGCCCGTGGTGGTACCATCGCCGGTAGCGGGCCCGGTGTCCAGTCCTGCCCACTTGACCGTGCTCTTGATGAGGTCGGCCTTCACTGCGGGGCTCACCACGGGGTCATGGATGAGCAACCAGCTGGTCCGGAGCAGTTCTTCGGCCTGTGCACGCGCCTTGACGCGGAATGTGAGGCCCTTGGTGTGGATCTCGTCCCGGTAACCCTCCACTTTCTTGAGAAAAGTGGCGTCCTTGTTGAAAACCAGCAGGTCGGAGGCATCAAACTCGTGCCGCTCGAGCAGTTCGTCGAGCTTCTCCCCGCTCCCCTCCAGCAAAAGGGCGAGATCGAACGCGAATCGGTCATTCCAGCGGGTGTGGACGGGGCTCATGAACATGCCGGAAGGGTAACCTGCGGGGGCGGGGGCCGTCAAGAGTGTAAAGTTTTGGTTTTTGGAGGCAGAAATTTTTTGGATGTGGAGTGTTTGGGGGGAGTATGGATGTAAAGTGTAAAGTCTTGGCGGTGTAGGGTGAAAAGTGTAAAGTATTCGCAATTTTGGGTCGTGCTTTGCGGGGTATATCATCCTACGGGGGGGCCCGGAAATGCCGATCCGACCCCCCACCCCCCTGCCCCCGTGCTATACGCGGCGGGTACCCCCCACCCGCCCCTATGTGCGGCCTATTTTGACATTCTAGGCGACGCATGGCATAAAGAAGGGGTAGTGAGTGAGTGAGTAGCAAGTGACCGGGCGGCGACGCCCATGCTCTTTGACATTGATGGTCGATCGCCTTGCTGCGAGCTACCTACGTTGGGTAGGTAGCTATAGCAAGGAAACGATGAAAACTATGGCACAGTATGCAAACATGGCTCCTGTCACCCTGTCCTTCACTGTCACGTTTGATGGTGTGACCCCGGGCGGCAAGTGCCGCGCCGTCGAGGATAGCGTAGTCCTTAACGGCATGTCCGGGCCGGGCGCGGAAAACTTCCGGCTGGTGGTCACCAAGTGGGGCGACCTGCTGGCTATCGACGGGCGCCTTGCCCAGCGGCGCGAGCCAAAGGCTGCCCCGGCTGCCCCGGCTGCCCCGGCTGCCCCGGTCAAGGGGAAGCGTGGCAAGGCTGCCCCGGCTGCCCCGGCTACCCCGGCTGCCCCGGCTGCCCCGGCTGCCCCGGCTGCCCCGGCTGCCCCGGACATGGCCGCGATCGTGGCCGCTGTCATGGCCGCCCTTGGCCAGAAGTAAAAACTGGGCGGGCCCGCAAGGGCCCGCCTCCACCCTAACACAAGGAACAAACCAATGGATAAGACAACCCTGCGCGCCGCACAGGCACAACGCGACACTGAGTGCCGTCGACTTAACAGCGCGGCCGCGACGCGGTACCTCGCCAAGAGCGAGAAGCGGGCCAGCACTGGCCTGATCCGCGAAGTCCTCGCGGGTGTGGTGTTCTTCACCACGGCGATCGTGATGATCGTTATCTTCCTCGCCCTCTGACCACAGCCCGCCCGGTTAACCCCGGGCGGGTTTTTTGTTGTCTGCTTTACACCAGCGCGCGTGCGGCGCGGAGGCAGCTAGGTGTAAAGGCACACAGTGCGTAAGCAGTTAAGTGTAAAGTTTACAGCTCGCTATCGCTCGCCATACGTCGGGGGCCTGTAGCTCGACCCCGCCCCTTTACATATACCGCGACCCCCCTTATCGTAGTATGTAAACCCATACAGTCGGGGGGCTAGTGCCCTACGCTAGGTGTAAACCTACCCCTAGAAGTGTAAACCTACCCCCAAAAGTGTAAAGCTACACCCCTTTACATCGCCCGCTAAGCCATTGATAATACACGGGTATCTATTTTTGGCTTTACAATCCATTTACAGAAAGTCCGTGCAGCCCTGTTGTAAAGTATGGTGTTAAATGTGTAAAAGTTCCAATGAAACCAAGGGGTTAGCGGGTGTAAACCAGAGGCTCTCTCTCTCTCTTTATCTTTATTATATAAAATATACATAGAAAAACAACAAACCCCGCGCTAAAAATTTTTTCAGAGCCGGTTGTATGTAAACCTTTACACACAACCCCAAGTTACAACTCGGTTTAGCACCCCTTCTACCCCCAAATCAGTAGATATTTTAGATAGTCCCGAGTAACCCATTGATTTCCCACCACTTTTACTATCTATTTTTCCGAACCGTGTAAAGCTATTCTACCTACCCAACCCTCAAAACTTAGATACTTTACACCCATACTCCCCCCCTTCCCCCCCAAATTTGACATCCCGGCCCGGATCGGCGATGTTGGATGGGCCGACCGAGCTCCATCCGAACAGCTCCGGATCGGCAGATCCTTAACACATCTGGAGATACACCATGCCGAGAAATTGGACCAAGCTGGCTGATATGGCCACCAAACTTAACACCAAGACCCTGACGGTCGTCCCATCGCTCCGTCCCTACATCAGTCAGCAGGACGCTGTTTACGATTACCACGTCGGCCATGACTTTACGATTGTGGATCAGTCGTCCCCTCTCAACGGCTGCCGTGTCACCACCTGTGACCGCCGCATCCTCAAGGAGACCTATGGTGTCACCCATCTGGCCATCCGCTTCAACCCCGGCATGGCCCCTGTCGAGGTGGTACTGTAATGCGGCTGGCCTTTACACAACCCGACCACCTCGTAGTAGTCCCTGACTACCACCCGGCCTTTGGTCTCCCTGACAGCACGAGAGCCGAAGTGCTGCGCCTCATTCTGGTTGACGGCCTCTCTGTAAAGGAAGCCGCTGCCCGTTCCCCCGTCGCTATCCACCAGTCCACCGTGTATCGTTGGTTGGCTGACGTAAAGAAGGACCTCTGACATGTATGGCAGCCCCACCTTGCCCCGTGGCGGCATCCTGTCNTATGAACAGGCTGTTGCCCGGCACAACTCCATCGTCCCCATCAGGGGGCGCAGCTCCGACGTTCGGCCTCTTGGCAAGCGGCGGAATGATAACCTGACCATCCGGATGGACCCCAAGGAGCGGGTCTTGGTCAGGCTCTACCAGACGGACGTCGTGGTGTACAACCCCGACGGCACCATCGAGCTGGAGCCCTATGCCTCCAACCTGACCAACGAGCTGGTCCGGCACCTCCTGAGCAGGGCTGTCACTCCCAACTACACCAGCAAGGTCGGGCCTGCCCTGTGTGCCAAAGACGCCGACGGCACACAGCGGTGGTTCCGCATCCCTGACTACGCTGTGCTGGACAAGGACCACAGACTGATCGGGGGGTCCGAGCCCTTCACCCGCTACCGGATCGACCGCAAGGCGTCCAACGAGGCGCTTGCCCGCTCCGGGTTCAGACAGTTCAGCCTGTGGCTGACCGCGCTCATCAGGATCGGCAACGACCCCCGGCAGGGTAACTACTGGGCGGGGGTCCCCCTCCACGACAGCGTGATACGGTCGCTGGACGAGCCGGACCGTTACACCGACATTGCC